TGCAGTGCAGCATTGGTGCAGTGCAGCATTGGTGCAGTGCAGCATTGGTGCAGTGCAGCATGCCACCCTTTTTCGATCGGGCATACACCCAATTTGGGTCCCGTCGGCGGGGCGGCCCGGGGGGCCCACTCAGGTCCCAAGCTCGTCAATTTCTTAAATTTTACACTTTTCTAAATTTTTTTTAGTAAATTTTCCTGTCACTCTTAAGAAACTACTTTAAGTTGTCCCGGATAGACCTAGTTTGTCCCGGATCAAAACAGAGTGTTGTAAAAGAACCACGACGCAGGAGAGCCTTTATCCATGCGGCTCCAGCACAATAATGCGGTTCTTCGTGTCCCGGATACGTTTTTTGCATCCGGGACACTTTAAGCCTTTGTTTATGCGGCTCTTACCTGAATATGCGGTTCTCCAGCGTCTAGGTTCTTTTTCCTTTAGAATCAAGCACTTAAACTTTTGTTGTAAAAAAGCGACACCGGGGGAGCCTTAGTACATGCGGTTCTTACCTACTTGATGCGTTTCCGGCATTTCTTATATATTTTTATATTTTTATTTTTATTTTTAAATAAATAAATAAATAAATATATAGAATAAAGTTAGTTTTTTAAGAAATGCTTGGAAACCCGCATACGTTGGTAAGACCCGCGGAAACAAAGGCTCTCAAGGCACCGTTTTTCGGTCAAAAAAAGGAGAGCCTTTATCCATGCGGGTTTCAATCCAGACGCTGGAAACCCGCATGTTTAGGTAAGACCCGCATGGATAAAGGCTGAAAGTGTCCCGGATGCGTTTTTTGTATCCGGGACACGGAAACCCGCATTAATTGGTTAGGGCCGCATGGATAGTGGCTCTCCAGCGTCTAGGTTCTTTTTACGCATCCGGACCTAAGTTGCGCTTAGTGGTTTATAAAATTTTTCGCTAAGTAGGGGCACTTTAAAAACGATATAGGTATAAGTAGCTTCATGGCAATCACTGTAAATACTCCCGTCATAACGGCGAACGGTTGGATGTTGGCAGGTTCGGTGCGGCCCGGTGACATTGTGTTTGGGTTGGACGGCGCCCCCAAAGCGGTCACGTCTGTACAGACATACGACAAGGGACCCACGTACGAAGTCATGTTGGATGACAAACTGACACTGTGTGGGGATGCCAACATGAAGTTCGCATTGGAGACTCCCAACGCACGAGACATTATCAGAAAAGGCTTTAAGGCCAAACTGACTACTTTGTCGGTACAGGACCTGTTAGATGGTCCACTACAGAATAAAAAGAATATGTTTAAGTATTCGGCGCCGACTACCAAACCGATCCAGTTGCCGGAAACAGATTTGCCAGTACCGCCGTTCATTGTCGGGTATTGGTTTGCCAAGTGCTCGACATTTAAACGGTTCTCTATCCACGTCGATGAGCTCAACGAGGTAACAAAGCTATTTCGTAAGCACGGGTACGTAGTAAGGCGTGCGGCAAGAAAGCACGAACGGCTGTGGTTAACCATTCGCCCCAGTATCGAGTTGTCTTTTTTGACAAAATACTCAGAAAAGCAAACAAACATCCCAGACGAGTACCTGTTAGGCTCGGTAGAGCAACGATTGGAACTACTCAGGGGGTTGATCCACAACAGACCCAACAGTTTTAGAGAAAAAGACAAGGTTTACCAGTACTTTTCAGCGGACTATGCGTTTTTGAAACGCATTCAGGGGGTCGTGGAGTCGCTAGGGGTGCGTACAGCGATGACAGAAAAGCCTTCTGGGGTGCGTTTTAGGTTATTTTTTAAAACTGACCTGCCAATCGGGCCCAGCAACGAGCTTGCAACAGGTATTGTGCGCTTTAAAAGGCGTTTTATCCGAAAAATCACTGAAATTGAGCCGAGCGAACGCGTTTACATTGAGGCAAACGGCCCATTTCTTGCGGGTGAAGGTTTTTTGGGGGCATGCTAGGGCGAAAACGGATGTAATTTGGCATAAGTAGATGTAGAGGGGACATCAGGGTTCGAAACCTGCGTCTCTGGCCACTACCGGCGACTTACCCTCTCTTGTCAAATAATCTTAGTGGAGACTCATCATGAAAAGACTTAATCCAGATACCAACGAACCATTTAAACAGGGCAATGTCCGTGAGGATGGGTACATATTTTTTGCTTACAAGAAAAAAATAATTAATAAAAACGGATTCTTTAAAGAATGTTGGCGGAATCCTGAAAAATTTGCGGCGCAATCTGCGGCTGCAAAATTAAAACAAAAGGTATACGCCAGTACGTATCGGAGAACATTCCGAGGACACATAAACATGTTTCTTAAAGGTGCTAAAAATAGGGCTAAAGAAAAAAATTTGTTAATTGATATTGATTTAGAATATCTCATAGAAATAGCCCCAAAAACATGCCCTGTTTTTGGCACAGAATTTGAATGGGGGAAACCCGGTAAACACAATTCAAGTTCTTCACACACACCTGCGTTAGACCGAATTGTACCGGAATTAGGATACGTTAAAGGGAATGTGCAATTTTTATCGTGTTTAGCAAATTTAATGAAATCAAATGCAACTCCAGCAGAATTGTTAAAATTCGCAGAATGGATTATAAAAAACAATGGCGTTAAGTAAAAAGCAAGAAAAAATCTTAGCAGATTTTGCAAAAGCAAATAAACGCTGGCCCGTCGAACAATTAGACCTAGCTTTGTGGCGGGTAAGGTGGCAATTAACCGCCCTACCCCACCAACAAGAACCCAGCGAGCCCTATGACACATTATTTTTGTGTGCAGGGCGCGGGGCAGGTAAGACACACATGGCGGCTAACTGGCTGGGGTTAAGAGCAGCGATGTTTAGTAACACACGTTGGTTAGCTTGCGGCCCAACGTCTGCCGACGTGCGGGCTACAATGTTTGAAGGTGATTCGGGGTTGATGAACACCATCCCAAGATCGTTAATAAGGGATTACAACAAGTCCCTCTTAGAAATCCATCTCAAGAATGGGACCATTATTCAGGGCGTTCCTGCGTCAGAACCCGAACGGCTAAGGGGTAAACAATTTCATGGCGGGTGGTACGACGAGCTTGCGGCTATGGAATACCTTGACGAAGCTTGGGACCAAGGTCAATTTTGTCTGCGATTAAAAGACCCCAGAATCGATCGCGTACAAACCATTGTAACAACCACACCCAAGCCCAAAGAGCTAATTGTAGACCTCGCAGAAGGTAAAATAGGCGGCGATGTGTACATGGTGAATGTTTCATCATACGCAAACCGCGCAAACCTATCTACGTCGTTTTTCAAAGCTTTGGAAACGTATGAAGGCACAGACTTAGGTAAGCAAGAAATTGAAGGGGCGATCCTTGACCCAGAAGACGCCGGAATTGTAAAACGCAAGTGGTTCAAACTTTGGCCAGCCAGTAAACCAACCCCAAATTTAGAGTACGTCATTGCCTCATACGATCCGGCAACCTCTGAGAAAACCCACAATGATCCAACGGCATGTGAGGTGTTTGGGGTGTTTGAGCAAGACGACGGCGGGACGTGTGTGATGTTGTTAGATGCTTGGGACGCGCATTTGGCATACCCGGCTCTTAGAAGGCGCGTCATATCGGACTTTAAAGAAGTGGTGTACGGAGCGGACAACGTGTTTGGCAAGGGTAGGAAAGCAGACCTAATTCTTATGGAAGATAAAAGCGCCGGTATCTCGCTCATTCAGGAGCTCCAAGGCTCTGGGGTGCCAGTGCAAGGATATAACCCAAATCGCGCCGATAAGATACAACGCATGAACATTGTGGCTCCTCTTATTGCCAAGGGCAAGGTCTACATTCCGGAAGACCCCGAAAAACCCGGAGAGTTCGCTTCTTGGTCAAAACGCTTTATGCGTCAAGTGTGCTCGTTTCCTGAAGCAGGCGGTCACGACGATTTCGTTGACGCGCTCTCCCAAGCCCTGCGTGTTCTTAGAGACTCTGGTTGGTTGCAATTAGATGCGTTACCACCGCGAGATTTCGACTACGCCGATGACCGAGTCAAGCATCGCTACAATCCATACGCAGCATAGGGCGGAATCAAACCTGTTGCGGTATAAGTAGGTATAGAAGAGCGAGCCATTCCCATAACGGAAAAATAACAAATGCCCAACCCACTTTTGAAAACGCCACAGCAGATGTTGCTTGAGAAAATAGGCATGCCACATTACGCGGGCGGCAAAGCCGTTATGAGTGGCGCCGATCAGTTGTTGGAGTCAGTTGTTAAGAAGTTCATAAGTGCCTTTAAGCGTGCGCCTAACGCGCAGGAAATGGCGGAGCTTACCAAACACGCGCAATCTTTCTCAGCGCCTACTAGAGCCGCACCAAA